GAAAAGCAGGCGATCCGCTGCACCCAGCGAGGTACGATTAGCCTGCACTCCTCCGTATCAAGCAAGCAATCGGCTCTCGTAACTGGGAAGCTCTCTATCAGCAAAATCCCGTTCCCGACGGCGGCGCGATTTTCCTCGAGCGCTGGTTCAAATTCTGGTTCCACTCGGACCTGCCTCAAACGTTCGACCAAATGGCGATTTCGTGGGACTTGGCGTTTAAGGCATACGATACCAACGACTATGTAGCTGGTACCGTATGGGGCAAAAAGGGCGCCGATTTTTATCTGCTGGACATTCTCCATCAGCGCTTAACCTTCACGCAAACCTTGGCGGCCATACGTGATTTACACACCAAGTGGCCCAAGGCAAAGCGCATTTTCATTGAAGACGCGGCCAACGGGCCAGCAGTTATCGACTCGCTCTCACGGTCGATTCCCGGGATTATCCCAGTAAAAGCTGATGGGTCGAAGGAATCGCGAGCGCACTCGGTAACTCCCCTGTTTGAAGCGGGCAACGTCTGGTTGCCCCACCCCTCGCTGCATCGTGATGTGCAGGCGTTGATTACGGAATTTCTCCAATTTCCTTATGCGGAACATGACGACTTGGTGGACAGCACGACGCAGGCCATTCGAGAAATGACGCGTCGGCGTACTCTTGCCTTAAATGCCGAGTTGGCGAAGCCTGCGCCGACGGCCTCTCTACTAGGAGCGTTCTCTTATGGACGATAACAAATTTAGCTCGCTGAGGCTGTCGCCGGCGATGCTTGACGAGCTTTTCACGCCGACAGCACCGAGACAGTATACGGTTGACGAAATTCGGGAAATGTTCAAACCCGCCGCAACGCTTGGTGCGGCTCAAGATGTCCAGCTGGCCATGGACCAGCAGCTCATGGACACCGGCGTCTATTCGCTGATTCAGCACGCATACAACTTGGGACAAGGCGTTGCGCCCCAGTTCATGGGGTATGGCGCATTGCAAGGGCTGGCGCAAAACGGGCTTATACGGGCATGTATTGAGACCGTGGCGGACGACATGGTCCGCGAGTGGATAGAGCTGAAGAGTTCGGATGACTCGGTTGAGCCTGAGCAAATAGCGCGACTTGAGCGGGCGATGCGAAACTTCAACGTGCGGGGCGTTTTCCATGAGGCGGCGGAATACGTGGGGTATGAAGGCGGCGCGATGATTTTCATCGACACAGGAGCCGCCCCTGAGGAACTCGAAAAACCCCTCAATCTGTCCGAGTATTCTATGGAGCTCAGGCAAAACAAGTTGAAGGGCTTCACGGTTCTTGACCCTGTCAACCTGTTCCCGGGCGACTATAACTCGCTCTATCCGATGAAAAAGGACTACTACAAGCCCAAATACTGGTACGTCCTCGGCACCAAAGTCCACTCGTCGCGGCTGATTCGCTTGGTGGCGAATGAGTGCCCGACGCTCTTAAAGCCTGCGTATAACTTCTTTGGCATCCCTCAAGCCCAGCTGTTATATGACTACGTGCTTCACTTCCAAGATTGCCGAATCGCCGTAACGCGATTGCTGAAGAAATTCTCGTTGCTCACGTTCAAGACGAACATTGGCGAAATTCTTTACGCACAGGGTGGTACTCAGGAAATCGACGCGCGCATCAACTTCATGCTGCGGACGATGAACAACCAAGGCGTCTGGGTAATGGACACGACCGAAGAAGCCCAGAAACTCGAAACGCCGCTCAGCGGGCTAACGGACATCGTCAAGCAAAATCTCGAGTTCCTGACGGCCATCAACCGCACGCCTGCAGTCAAGCTGTTGGGAATCAGTCCGTCCGGATTCAATGCGACTGGTGAAAGTGACATACGGAACTACTACGACCATGTGTTGTCGCAGTGCAACAAGGTGTTCCGCCATGGCTTGGAGACCGTGTTGAAAATCCTGCAGCTCCACTGCTTCGGCAAAATCAACACCAGCATTGACTTTGACTTCAAGCCGCTGGGACAAGAAGACGAAGCATCGTTGGCGATGACCCAGAAGACAAAAATCGAAACGCTCGCTACGGCCGTTGGTGCGAACTTCATTACCGAGTACGAGGGTAGAGCGGCAATTGCGAACGATCCCGATTCGGGTATTGACATTGGGGCTGAACCGCCGCAGGAGCTCAAGGACAAGATTGAAGCCCAGCAAGGTGGCGAAGACCCGATGGCTGGCATGGGGGCTCCCACTGACCTTGCCGACCTTATGGGGCCCACAGGCGAGCAGGATGACGAGCCTCAGCTCGTCGCGCCTCAGGCGGCCATGTAATGGCGAAAACACTTCGTCCCATCAGGCCAAACGCGGGCGTTCGAGTGATGTACGGCAAGGACATTACTCGATTGCTCAAGGCCATGAGCAAGGACTTGGAAGACGTCATCTTCAGGACGTACTCCAAACAGGAGCACAAGTTTTTGCCACAGGTCGCGCAAGATGCAGCTCCTGTTCCCGCCTTGACGAGCGAAATTTCGAAAGCTATGAAACGCTGGATGCAGCGATGGGATATTGCCGCTCAGCGTATAGCTGAGAATTTCGTAAAATCCATCGACAAGCACTCGCTGAAAGCCCTCGAATCCGAGTTGAAGCGGGCTGGTTTCACGGTGAAGCTGGACAAATCCTTCCGGTCGAACACCATGATACAGGCCCTCATCAAAGCCAACGTGGCGTTGATCAAGTCCATACCAGAGCAGTATCAGACTGACTTGTATGGAATAGTGATGCGCGGTATCACGGACGGCGTAGGTGCTCAGGATATCAAGAAGGAAATTCACGGGCGCTATGTAAAGTCTGAAAAGCGCGCTTTATTTATCGCCCGAGACCAAACGAACAAGGCGACGGAAACCATCAAGCGCGAACGCGATATGGAGCTCGGTATTACTCGGGCGATTTGGATTCACGTGCCCGGGTTGAAGACGAGCAGAGCCTCCCACAAGAAGATGAATGGCAAAGAGTTTATTCTGGCGGAAGGTTGCTATGACGAGGCGGAAAAGCGCAAGGTCCACACTGGTGAATTGCCCGGCTGCCAATGCACCTACAAGGTCATTGTCGACGAGTTCGGCGACGATTGGGATAAAAAATAGCCCACACTCAACGTGCGGGCTTGGCTGTATGCGAAGTATGGGCGATTCGAGTTATTGGCTCGTTTCGCCTCCATCGTCTTCGTTCTTGCGGTCATAATCGTATACGAGCTCGTCGTCGTCAGTATAAACGAACTTTGACGTGCGAGCGGCATCGTCTTCGCGCATGGTATCAGTCTGTGACATGGCAAACCTCCATTTTTCTTTTAATATATAGCGTTAATGAATAAATGTACACAGTTTCATGGAGAAAAATAATGGGCCAGAAAACGCTTTGGGATTCTCTCAAGAGGCTGGCGAAGGACGGATGGATTACCATCAAGCCGAATGGCAGGCGTAACAAGGGCCAGCCTGCGTTGCTTGGCGAGAATGGCGAAATTCTTGGCGGCATGGGCGGCAAGTTTAACGGCCTCAAGATGAAGGACGTTAAAGACGCCAATAAGAAGCTCAAGCAGAAGAACGAGTACGCCAAGAGCGGCCATTCCAAGGGCGAAAGTCCTGAGTTGTACAACGCGCCGATTCCTTCAGCCGCTCCTAATGCGCCGGCTATCCCAGGCGATTACAAGAATTCTCCCGATTTCAAAAAGCTGACGCCTGACGCCCAAACCATGGTGAATCAGACGGCGGCGCACATCAAGAAGTTGCCGCTCGCCAAGATGGCAGAACACGGTCCCGCCCTGTATGAAGAGCTCGACAAGGTGATTAAAGAGCTGGCAAATAATGGTTCCAAGTTCGATTCCAAGGTCTCCGAAATGGTGACGAACTTGAACATAGCGGCCATGTCCGCAGCGACTGCCACGCCGACGCCTCCCAATCAGCACAAGCCGTCTAAATCGGAGACCAGTCAGTTTGAGGGCTATGACAAGCTATCGAGCTTGAACGCGAGCGAAATTGATAAACACGCCAAGGTTATCAATGAGAGCAAGGCGACGCCCGAGGACAAGGCGTTCATGATGGACGCGCTGAGACAGGCAACGTCCTATATGGCAGAGAACGGAATGGACGCGCCAGTTGCAAAGGTCTTGAGTGGTATCAATGGCGTTTGGGAGGCGTCGAGCAATCCCGACGCGCTCAAGAAGGCAAAGTACGCGTTGTCTGGTCTGCTTGGTGAGATGAATGCAACCGTAGAGCTGGTGAACGCCGGCGGAACATACGCCAGCAAACAGGAAGCTGCCCAGCCTAAAGCTGAAATTCCAACTACGCAAAAAGCGGATATTTCCCAGTACCAACAGTTTGCTGGTTATAACGGCCTTGACAAGTACACCAAGAACTGGTTCGACGAAAAAGCCGACGCGCTGATGAAGGCGGATATGAGTCAGTCCGATAAGGACATGCTGACGTACGGCATGCAGTTGGCGCTCCAAAATGGCGTCGATCCCAAGAAGAAGGCTGAAAAGTACGGTGGCAAGTTCTTGGGTAAAGCGCTTGGCGTGATGGATGCCATTGGTGGTATTGTGCAGGCCACTAAGCAGGGCAATCAGAAGATGCTCGACTTCTACAAGAATGCCGCCAAGCAGTCAATCGAGGCGCTGGGTGGGACTGTGCAGGGCGCGGCGAATACGCCAGCTGCCACCACCACACTGAGCTCGGTATCTTCGACGCCTTCCCAAGCGCCCTCCACGCCATCCCAAGCGCCTTCAGCGTCCGGTGAAATTCTGCCGAGCCAGAAGGGAAATCTCAAGGATTACAAGAATTTCACCGGTTATGACAAACTGAATATGACCAGCAAAATGGTTCTGGACGACGCCGTTCAGAGCCTCCAGAAGGCGATGTCGGATATGAATCTGGACGTCGCCGATATGGCGAAGGTCACTAAGGGTGTTCAGACGGCGCTCAGTAAGTCCGTAGACGGCAAGCTAGGCGCGGACGTTCAGCATATGCTGACGGCGGCGAAGAACGCGGCCAAATCGCTCTATGGGTCTAAAGCGTATAATGACAATATGGTTAAAGCTCTCAAGTACGCGAAACAAATAGAGCAGCAGCCGACGCCCGCTGAAGTACAGCAGAAAGAAGCTGCCAAGCAGGCCGAATACCAGAAACAACAAGAGTTCAAGAATACGCATTCGTATACGCAGCAGACAACGGACGCTGACCGCAACAAGTTTGACTATGCGATGAAGAAATTCTTGACCGACGAAGCCAAAGCGGATGTCGCTGCGATTCCCAATACGCTGCAGAACGGAAAGTTCCTTAAAACCAAGCATAAGAACAAATTTGAACAGGAGCTTGGTGAAGGCGGCGAATCTTACAAGAAATATTCTGGTATGGCCTATGGGCTGATGAACTCGAGCGATAAAAACCTCGCGACCAAAGCCCAGAATATTGCCATGGCAGTATCTAACGGGCAGATGGATTGCAGCAAAGCTATTTCACTGCTTCGCAGTATGGATGCCATGGGAAAAGTCAAAGACTACACTGACCCCAAGAACGAGCCTCCCGCATTCACCAGTATCCACAACGACGCTGTGCACAATACTGGCGTATTCAAGGCGTCTTCTTTATCACAGCCTATAAAAAATGCAATCAAGGAGTATACTGGTCCGGCCTATGCTCAGATTAACGGTACGCTCCGTACTGGTAAAAAGCTGGGTAAAGCCAATCAGGACGTGGTGAATAAGCTGAACGAGGCCTTCGCACAACCTGAAGTCAAAGCGAAAGAGAATTTCACGGTCTACCGTGGGATTACGTCTACGCAGCTGCAGCACTTGGCTATGGTCAGTACGATAACCGACAAAGGCTTCGTGTCGACGTCTTCTGATGCTAACGAGGCGAAGAAGTTCGCAGGTACTGCTGGTGCATTGATGGAAATTCGCGTGAAGAAAGGCCAGCCTGCGATATCGGTGAAGGACACGTCGATTTATCCCAGCGAAAAGGAAGTTCTGCTTCCTGCGAACACGTCGTTCAAGGTGGTTGGGAAGAAGATTGGTCCTGAAGGTCGCCCTGTGCTGATTGTGGACTACGTCCCGCCCACGAGCTTGGCGAAAGACCGAGCTTTGACCTACCTGCAACGAGCTGGTTGGGCGAGTACGCCTAAAGACGATGCTCAGCGCCGTCAAGCCATTTTTGACGCGCTGCGTCGCATGTAAACCAGTAGAAAGCGAACTCGTTCAACAAAGGAGGTCAAAATGTAACGCGCGCGTACATTATCAAAAGCAAGCAGGTGAACGTGGAGACTATATGCCGCCTTCCTTTTTCAAACTAGCTCTTGACCGTAACTCCGTGCGGAGTTTCGACAAGAACGGGTTTATGCACGTCGCAAGCTCGCATATCACCAAAGCCATGGTTTGTCCGTATCGAGGTGATGAAATTCCTGATTACAAAAATCTGGGCCTCGATGCAGACAAAATCTACCATCTTTTGCGTGACCCTCAAGAACTCGAGAAGTCCGTGCCCACGTGGAAAAATCTGCCGCTCCACATCGAGCACACTGTGGACTTGGCTGATGACCCCCAACATGACACGCGAATTGGCACAGTGGGTTCCAACGTCAAATGGAACCCTCCCTTTATTGATGCCGACCTCGCCATATGGGACAAAGCCGCTATCGATGCAATCGAGGATGACGAGCTCCGCGAACTCTCATGTGCATACTTTTACGACCCAGAGCTCAAATCAGGCGAATATGAGGGCCAACATTACGACATCATCATGCGCAACATTCGAGGCAATCATGTTGCGCTGGTGGATAAAGGCCGTGCAGGCCCTCAAGTAATTGTGGCAGACGCCGCATTAAAACCTAAGTCGGCAGGTGAAACTATGGCAAAACGCAAAATCAACCGCAACAAACTTTTTGCTGCGTTTGACGCCAACCCCTTTATCGAGCGCGCGGAAGTTACCGCGGCCGACCTGCTTCGCGTCATCAATTGCGTCGAGGCTCAGGCGGAAGGCCTCAACCCGGCGGACCTCAATCTGCCGTGTCGACCCGACTCCTCGCTTGACGAAATCATCCGCGCGTGCATGCCGGGTGCTGATGAAGCGGTGCAAACGGCCGTGAAAACTTTGGTAAACGCATTTTCCGAAGCTCCCAAAAACGAGGAAAACACCACTATGGACGAAAAAGACCTCAAAAGCGCGATGGACGCTTGCGGCCTTGACGCCGAAGACCCCGCCACCTCCAAGGCGTTTGCCGAGGGCGTGAAGTACGGCGAGAAGGTGGAAAAGGACGAGCCCAAAAAGCTGGACAGCGAACACGAATCCGAGGGCATGAAGGAAGCCATGGACGCGTGCGGTCTGGACGCTGATGACCCCGTGGCCTCCAAGGCTTTCGCGGAGGGCGTCAAATACGGCGAAAAAGTCGAAAAAGACGAGCCCAAAAAGCTGGACAGCGAACACGAATCTGAAGGCGCCAAAGAAGCCATGGACGACGAGCCGGACTTCAGCGGCAAGTCTCCCGAAGAAATCTTCGCTATGGGCGTCGACTATGGCAAGAAGCACGCGGCTGCTGCCGACGCGGATGACGACAAAGTCGACCCCGAGGCCGTGGAAGTTGTGGAAGCTGCCATGGACCGTGCTCTTGCTCGCAAGGGCGTCAGCGGTAAGCAGCTCGAACGTCGCATCATGGCGAAAGTGCGTGGTCTCTACGCGGCGGCTGCTGATGTCGCCCCTGAGGTTGGTCAGCTCGATCCCATGGCGTTTGACTCCGCCGAAGGCATCTATGGGTACGCTCTCAAGCAGCTTGGCATTTCCCTGCGTGGAACTCCCGCCAGCGCTTACAAGAGCGTGTTCAGCGCCCTCAAGCAGCAGAAGGAAAATTCCATCATCGCGATGGACAAGGCCCTCCAGTCTCGAGCTTCCACCTTCGATGGTAAGTTCAAGGGCCTCAACACCATCAAAATTTCCTAAAAGGAGGCCGTAAATGGGCCTGCAGAAGCAAGTCAATCTTTATCGCGCCGCCGGCGTGCAAGGTGACAAAGCGACTCCCAACCAGTCCATCTACTTTCCCAAGCAGATGGTCGCTGAAGGCGACGTTACGGTTGGCACCTTCGTTTTCTACGGCACTGACGCCAGCAAACAGGCTTCCAACACCAAGACTGGCGCCACTGCGGCTGACCTCGTTGGCTTCGTTGAGCGCGTTATCAATTACGCGAACTACGACGTCACCAGCGAAGGCACCCTCATTGTCCCCAACAAGTCCACCCTCACCATCGCCATGTGCGGCGATTACTGGGCGACTGCCACGACTGCCGCTACTCCTCGCCAGAAGGTTTTCGTGAACCCCACCACTGGCGCGATTTCCACGGCCGCAGCTGGTGGAACGGTATCTGGTGCCGTCGAAACTCCGTGGACCGTCATTCAGGGTGGCGAAGCTGGTACTCCCATCCTTATCAGCAACTGGATCCACGTCAACGTGGCCGCAACTACGACTGGCGGAGGAGACTAAGCCATGCCTAAACCGTCTTTTCAGCAAGCTGCTGCGCTTGGGTTCGTATTCCCGGGCGCTCGTGAGTGGATTGATAACAACGTGGCTCGGCTGGCACAGGACGCCGCGCTTGTGACCACGGCCAACACGACCGTCCCCGTCGAGTTCACGGCCTATATCGATCCGCTGGTTGTGGAAATTCTGACTGCGCCCCTTAACGCCCGCCAAGTCTTCAATGAAGAAAAGAAGGGCGACTGGACCACCAGCTATGACAAGTGGCGCAGCGATGAAATTGTTGGCCAGTCCGAGCCGTACAGTGACTTCGCGAACGGTACGACCTCTGGGATTAACTCCCAGTGGATGGCCCGCGAACAGTATCGCTTCCAGACCTCTATTTCCTATGGCGACTTGGAAGTCGACCTGTCCGCCACGGCGAAAATTAACCTCGCCGCCAGCAAACAGCGTTCGGCTGCAACGATTCTCGACATTGACAGCAACAAGTTCTACCTGCTTGGTGTTGAGGGCCATGAAATTTACGGCATTCTCAACGACCCCAACCTGCCCGCCTCCATCGTTGCGGCGACGAACGGTGAAGGTTCGTCCACGAAGTGGAGCACCAAGACGACTCGCCAGATTTACGAAGACATCCTCTCGCTCTTCCAGCAGCTGGCGAAACAGTCTCAGGGCCGCATCACCAACCGTGACGCGCTCAAGCTGTGCGTCAGCCCCGAGATGAATGTTATGCTCGGTCGCGCGACCGATTTCAACGTGTCCGTGTTGACGATGCTCCAGTCGTATTTCACTGGCGCGTTCGAAATCGTCGTTCTGCCCGAGCTGGCGTCCATGACTGCCGGCGAAACGGTGTTCATGATCGCCCCTGAAGTGGCTGGAACTCCCACTGGTGTGCTCGCGTTTGGTGAAAAAATCCGCGCTGGCCGCCTCATTCCCGCTGAATCCAGCTTCCGGCAGAAGTTCGTAGCCACCACCTACGGCGGTATCGTTCTTCAGCCCTTCGCGTTCGCCTCTATGACTGGTATGTAAACCAGTCGGCATGAATGGGGAGTTCTCATGCTCCCCATTCCCAAATTTTCAAAGGAGCACTTTCAATGGCAGTCATTTCCAAAAATCAAGCTGAGCTGTCTGGGCAATCGCGCGTTGTTCGCACGTCCGCCAGCAATGGGTCCTCCGGCGTTGCTGGCGGCTCTACTTCTTCCCCCACTACCGTCGCGCCGTTTACTGTCGCGCCCGAAACGCCCGGGAACGTTTCGCACGTTGACCAAACGGTGATGGTCGCGCTCAATCGCGCGATTGGGCTCAGCTTCAAAATGCCTGATGGCCGCGACGTTGTAATCAATGGGTCCGGCCATCAGCTGGCAGGCCAGCAGATGGGCAAACTGCCTGTTGGGCAGTATGGGCTCACTATGGTGGCCGCGAGTGACTGGGAATACATCGCGAAGACCTATGGCCAGATGGACTTGTTCAAAAACGGCCTCATCTTCGCAGCCAACTCTGCACACGACGCTGAGGGCGAAGCGAGAAATCGCGCGTCTTTGCGCCATGGGTTGGAGCCCGTGAACCCCAAGCGCACCAACACCAAGCCCGAGTGAGGTCGATATGGCTGTGGTACCGTATAACCAAGAGAAATTTCTGGATGTCTATCCTGCCATCAAGACGCAATACCTTGATGGCAAGCTGACCGACGCGCAACTTCAATATTGCTTCCAGTTGGCTGGACTGTTTCTCGACAATACGGACTCCAGCCGTATCCCTTACGACCCCGAGGCAGGTATTGAAACGCGTGAAATTCTCATCTTCCTGCTGATGTGCCATATTGTGACGATGGCGCTTTGGCCAATCGGTCAGAGCGGCCCTATAGCGTCCGCATCGCAAGGCTCAGTCTCTACCTCGTTCCAGAGCCCTCAAGGTCAGGGTCCTGAGTGGTTCAAACTGACGCCATGCGGCCAAACCTTTTGGCAAGCGATGCGCAAATATTCCATCGGCGGCAGGTATTATTCTTTTCACGAATATCATCCATGGGGTTAATATGGCTACGCAAGCGGTTGTGGTCGGCGGTCATAAGTGGAAGAAGATATTCCAACGAATTGCTGACGAGCGTGTCAAACTGGAGGTTGGCGTGCTCGAGGGCAAAACCAACTCTGTGACCAACGACCCAATCGCGGCGTACGCCTTCTTCAACGAGTATGGTACGGACACCATACCAGCACGCCCAGCATTCCACCAGACGATAGACGACAACGAATCCAAATGGCGGAACGGCGTGCAGAACGCGCTCAAGAACAAAATGGCGGATGGCGGGGTTGTACGGAAGACCATCAACCAACTTGGCACTGTCGTACGTGACGACATAAAAGAAAAAATTTCCTCGAATATACCGCCCAAGAACGCGGAATCTACGCGTCGACATAAGGCGGTTGACGCCGGCACACTTGTCTGGACAGGTTCCTACCTCAAAAGCATTGATTATAAGGTGACGTGATGCTCAACCTGCATGACATCGTGAGAACTTCTATCGTCGCCAACCATCCAGACGAAATGGTATGGCGATATCGGTCTACTGGCCAGATGAACCTTGCGGGCAAAATCGTGCCCACATACGCCGAACCCGTTCAGCTGCAAGCTCAAATCCAGAGCGAAGGCGACGCGGCTCTCTACCACTCGAACAGGGCGGACGAAAACAGCAACACCAAAGCCTTCTACTTGTACACTTCTTTTAATATGGAAGAGCGAGTGGCTGGTATTATCAGACCGTTAGGCCGCAATGGTGATATGTTTTACAGGCCGTCTGAAGGCACTTGGTGGTTAGTCGTGGCCGTTGTTGAAGATTTCAGCGATGTCGGTTGGTCGAAAGTTCGGTGTACGCTCCAAGTGAATAAGCCCGCGGGGGTAAATGATGTTCCAACCGCTTGACTTCAACCAGCCGGACGTCTTGACCGCTTTTCACGCGTTCTTGACCACCTATATGGCGAATCTTGTGCGCCCAAGCAACATTATTCGAGGCTGGGAAAATCGCAGCTCTCTGCCGCCTAATGAGAACAATTACATCATCTATTCATTAAGCGGGGCGACGAGAGTTGGGACGAATGCGCGTTCAGAGGTGGACAAGAATGGGAAGTTCACCATGTCCACCATGTTTGAAGGACGCGTTCAAATTGACTTTTGCTCAGATACCGACGAGTCGAGAACTTGGGCCGCCTACTGCGACAGCGTTTTGCGCTCGCCAGTGGGCCCTGCGTTTTTTAAGGATTACGGGTTTTCCACCTTGTACTCGGAGGACTTGCAGTCGATAGAGTACACTGATGGGGCTGACCAGTACCTCAAGCGAACGGTTCTCACCGTCCACATTTGTTACACGCTCAAATCAACCTTCGGCGTAGAGTATGCTGAAAACGTGGCGCTCGCCAAGGTTGAAAACGTGGATGCTCACCACAAACCTTAAGAGGGCGCAAAATGACGATTGCCGCATCCAACATTGTTAAAATCGAACCTCGTGTAATCGGCGCGGGGCGTTCCGAGCTCGAGCTTAACGGCTTGCTCATCACGCCCGTTGACCAGACCACGGAACAGCTGGCCTTCCCCAGCGGGCTGATGGAGTTTACGTCCGCTGCTGCTGTGGGCGAGGTGTTTGGTACGACATCCCCCACGTATATGTTCGCGACCCAGTATTTCAATGGGTACGTGAACAAATTTTCTTCGCCCAAGGCTCTGTTTGTGGCCGCGTGGGCGAAGACTGCGCAGGCGGGTTATGTCCTCTCCGCGTCGAATCCTTCCACGCTGGCGCAACTGAAGGCCATCACTGCCGGCAAAATGAACTTCACCGTTGACGGCGCCAAGAAGACCGTGACTGGCATCAATCTCGCCAGCGCTACCTCCATGGCGCAGGTGTGCACTTTGGTGGCTGCCGACGCTGAAGGGTGGACATTGACCTACAATGGCGCGAGCCAACGCTTCATGCTCAAGTCTGAGACCACTGGCGCTGAAAGTTCTGTGGTGATGGACGAGCAGGAAGATGATGGCACGAACCTCGCCTACGCGCTTGGGTTGATGCCCTCGCAGGGCGCATTGATGTCTGCTGGCGTCGCCGTAGAATCCGCCAGTGACGTGATTGCCAGAGTGCTGGAGCACTCGCAAAACTGGGTCACCTTCACCTTCAGCGAACCGTCTGACACCGCCGATGGCGAATCTACCATTGGCGAAACGGCCTCCGCTTGGGCTGCACAGAACTACGGGTTCGTGTACGTCGGTTATTCCGACAACGAAGCGCTGGCCACAGCTGAATCCGATACCGACATCATCAGCAAGATGGCCGTGAATGATAACACGGCTTTCGTGTATGGCGATACGAAGTATGCCGCGTTCCTCATGGGTTCCATCGCGTCCGTCGACTGGAATCGTGAAAACGGCGCTATCACGTACGCGTTCAAGTCCGGCATGGGACTGGCGGCAACGGTGACGACGGAAGTTATGGCGAATTTCCTCGAGAACCGCAACGCCAACTTCTATGGCAACTACGCCACCAGAAATGCCGAGTTTGACTTCTTCTATCCCGGCCGTCTGCTGAACTCGAACTATGTGTTTATTGACCCGCTCATCAACTCCATTTGGCTGAACAACGCGCTGCAGGTCGCTATCATGAACGGCCTCACTATCGCGCCGCGCGTTCCTTATACCAATGGTGGATATGCGCGGATTCGTTCGTGGATGATGGACCCCATCAACCGCGCTCGTACCAACGGCACCATTGAAGCCGGCGTAAACCTGTCCGACGCCCAAAAGGCTGAAGTAATGGCGGAGGCTGGGATGGACATTTCCGAAGAGCTGTTCACCGCCGGTTACTTCCTGCAGATTGTTGACCCGGGTGCTCAAGCTCGAGTCAATCGCGAAACGCCCGTAATCTCGCTTTGGTATACTTACGGCGGAGCTGTTCAGCGCATCACCGTGGCCAGCACGGCAATTCTCTAATCGCAAGGATTTAACATGGCTGATTTCGATATTACTTCCACTAATGCGACTGGTGTGCTTGTCGTTGACCAGCTCTTCCCTGCCGGTATCGAGCTGGAAATGTTTGGAACCGATCAATCTGTGGTGCAGGACAGCGTGCAGGTGGCTGAAACTCGTATGTCCGTGGATGGCAAAATGGTGGCTGGTTATTTGCCGGCCATCTTCCCTGTGACCATCACGCTTGAAGCGCCTTCGCGTACTGCCAAGAGCTTTGGTACTCTGTATTCTGCAATGGCAACGAATAAAACTATTTACGAGTGCTCGCTGACGTTCACCGTGCCCTCAATTGGCAAAATCTACACGTGGTCGAAAGGCGTCCTCCATGACGGCGTGCCATTCCCTTCCAACAAGAAGGTGCTGGACCCGACGACGTGGGTTTTCCACTTTGAGCGGCTCGACATCGCGTCGTTCTAAGGTCCTCTGCCAGTAAACTCGCTAAGAGCTCGAATTTTCACGGGTAGCCGAAAAATTCGAGCTCTTAAAACTCATTTTAAAGCCTCGAAATGGATTTTGCGGGCTAATACTCACAACCGCAATTTCGACAAGTTTTATAAGAAAGTCTAATAATACGGAGCACTTATGCGTAAATCCATCACCGTGTCTATTGACGACCGCGGGAAGCAGCTGCAATTCAGAATCACGGAGATGCCGGCGACCAAATTGGAGCGCTGGCTCACTCGCGCCCTGTTGCTTATCGCGGCGGCGAATAAGGGCGAAGCCGATGGCGGCGTAAATTTGCAAGCCGCAGCGAGCCACTTGGCTTCCCAAGGCCTGCGTGCTCTTGCCAATGTTCGGTATGAGGACGCTGAACCGTTGCTGGAGGAAATGCTGAACTGCTGCACCCGCATTGATGCTGGCGTTGACCAGAAGTGCACGTCCGATTCTGTGGATGGTTACATTGAGGATGTGCAGACGCTGTTCAAGTTGCGGATGGAGGCCATGAAGCTCAACCTCAGTTTTTTTACCGAAAGCCCGTCGACCTCCCAAAGCAACGACAATACTCTCAAGCTCAAGGTTCCGGCATCAAAGGCTTAGCTGAATACGCGAACGTCACCAATGTGGTTGGAACGTTGGTAGCGCGGCAAATGGCGACCTTGCACGAGCTCCAAACCGTATACAGTTATACGGACGCCTTGGATATTTTCGAAACAATCCAAGTGGCTGATTATAATAAATGGGTTGTTGACGATTTCCACCAGCAAGAAGCCAAGCGCAAGCACAAAATCAAGTAAAATAAAAGGCCGCGAGCTCATTACTCGCGGCTTCTTCGCATTCTAGTAAATGCGCTTGCTGCCTTGCCATGAAAATTCGTATTGCCTCATCAAGCCATCGCTTGTGCGCACGTTCATCATATAGACGCCTTGCTTGTCATTTTTGGCAAGCGATTCAGTCATTTGGAGCAATGACTGCTTAATCGCTTCTTCAAGTAGGTCCTTCAAAGTGATGCCGCAAAAGAACACAGGCGTCATCCCATCAGGCTCGCGGACGATTGACATGCGCACGATAAGCGCTTCTCTGATGCCCTCGTCATAGTCAATGGTGTTAGCCACTTATGCTACCTCCGCGTACCAAGTGAAGTCGATGGCGGGAATGTCAACGGTCACCGTCCACGGGTAATCCGTGATGATGCGGTTGTGTGCGTCAGGCGAGCTGCAAGCGCGGCGAGCGTTGCGCACGTGATTGACAGCCTGCTGACAGATGAAGTCCTTATCAGAGACTTCAGAGTCAAACGACACGTCAGTGATGGGCTCGTAAACGGTGTCGCCATCAGCGAGGTCGATGGTGACGTAAACGGCGACGTAAACCTTCTGTACGTTCATGATATTCCTCCAAGTTGTTCGTTGATTTCTTTATGCCATAAGCCAATGGTGATGTAAACGGGTTTTCAGCTGGAAAACGAATATTTTTTCAATTTATCCTCTCGGGCGGTAACCCTTATATAATGAATTCAAGTTGTTCTTCCGGCGAAGGTGAAAGGGTTGAAGAGAAAAAGGCTGTATGTTAATCATACAGCCTTTCTTCTTATGTGTTACTTCACAGTAACCAACTGTTCAATGTACATATCATCTTCTAACACATCACTGTAGAGCTTTAAAGACAACGTTTGCTTAGGCATGACGCCATGCTTCATCTTCATTTCTAAGTTCTTGGCTAAGCCTTTGAGAACAAACCTACAATTAGATTCGTTGAAGACTTGGTATTCAAGTGTACAAGTTGGTTCACAACCTTTATAAAAGAAGTTGTGCAGTTCAACAGGTTCACCCATGCCATCACTAATAGTAACAACTGCCAACATAGTGTACCTCCATTCATTATTCACTATTCATTTGTAGCAACCATTTGTTAAAGACAGTATGCACCAACCAAATGAACTTGTAAATAGCTTTTGGGCGATTTTATGAAAAAATTTTTCTAGGAGCCACCCATGGCGATTATTGATTCCTTCAAAATTCTCTTCGGCGTTGACCCGTCAGGCGTCGCCAAGGGTATGGCGCAAGCAGAGAATCGAATCAAATCAGGCGTTCAGAACATTATATCGAATGTCCTCGCGCCATTGACTGGTGCTCTGGCAATCGGTAACGCCTTCAATAACTTCATCAGCCAAGCCGACAAGCTGGGACTTCTCGCTGACAAGCTGGGCATGGACGTTGCGGAAATTGACGCATGGTCAGCTGCAGTAGAGAATGCTGGCGGGTCGGCTGAAGCATTTCAAGGGACTCTCAAGAGCTTCAGCGACAACCTGCGCAACGCAGCCCTCGTTGGTGGCGGAGCTGGTGTTGAATGGCTCTATTATATGGGAATCAGCGCAGTCAACGCTGAGGGCAAGCTCAAGAATTTGACCGAAGTGCTTCCAGACTTGGCGGACAAAGTTGCCGGCATGTCGAAGATGAAGAGCACGTATATCCTCCAGCAGTTGGGGCTTGACGAAGGCACCATCAGGCTGGTCCAGAAGGGCAGGAAGTCCGTCGAGGAGCTGGTTGGGGCGATGAAGCTCTTCGCCTACTCCAAGAAGGACGCTGAAACCGCCCGCGAATTCAATTCGGCGATGAACCTGCTGGGAAAAGGTACGCAGTCTGTCGCCAACCTTATCTTTGCGCAGCTCACGCCAGTGGTCACGCAGCTGGCGAACGAGTTTGTGAAGTTCATCGTCTTCCTCCGAGAACACGAGAATTTCGTTATCGCCTTCTTTGGCGTCCTTGTTGCTCTCTCCCTCAAGTTCCTAGCGGCATGGCTCATGAACCCGGTAGTTGCCGCCATTATGGCGATTATCGCGGTTGCGGCTCTGCTAGCTGGTATTATCAATGACCTCATCGCCTACATGAACGGTGGAGGCTCTGCTCTTGAAGACCTGTGGAGCATCTTCGGGACAGGCGAAGAAATTGCCGCGCGTCTTAATGCAGCATGGGAAGGCCTGAAGGCGACGGGCAAAGCCTTATGGGACGGGCTGACGGAAGAAGTTTCGCGCTTCGCCAGCTTCTTTGAACCAGCCTTGAAGCCCATCATCGGTGTATTTACGAGCATCTTCCAGCTCATTGGTAATATTATGGACGGCGAATGGCGTAAGGCTGGTGAATCCTTACGCAACGTCTTTAATAACGCCCTTGAAGCCGTGAAGAATATGTTCAAGGGCGCAGTGGATTACGTCCTTGACCTGCTCAACCGCATTTGGGATTGGTTCGATAATCTCGATTTCGGCAGTATCTGGGAGGGCATTAAGGAGTTTGCTGGCGGGTTCTTTGGCGATGACGACGAGGAAGCCAAGGAAAAAGCCAAGGTTAAGCCAACGGACAAAAGCCCGCTGAACAACAATCCCGCATTCGAAAATCCCTATGCCATGGGATACGACGGGCGTGGGAATCCTGTAACTGAAGCCCGCAAGGGACAGGCGTTGTTGCCTCCCCAAGTTGTTGCGCCAGCCCCTACGCTGGCCTCAGCTGCTCTGCCCACCATTTCCGCCATGCAGCACGCGTCAGCGCCGGCTCAAGCTCAAACGCAGCCTTCAGCGCTCGCATATAAGCCCGTGGCTCCAAACAACACAAAGGTTGATTCCACGCTCAACGTGGGCACCTTCAACGTGTACACAAACGCGACGAATGCCGATGGTACGTTTAACGACGCGGCCTCCTCATTCTCCAACCAGTTTGGCGGTATGATGTATCCCGCTCTCTCGGGGGTAAATACCAAATGAGCCAGCTAGCCATACTCAATTCTAACTCAAGCGCTGATTCCAACTCGAACGCCATCAACACGGGTTCTGAGTGGGCCGTCGTCGCGCGGAACAAAGGGTTGTCGGTGCAGTTTGACGGCATCATGGACATTGACGTCAAGAATGAGTCGAAAGTGCTGACGTCGCCCATTGAGAAGAGCAGCTTCGCCGCGTACAATAAAGTGGAAACGCCGTTAGACGTGGTGATAACTGGGGCTTCTCAGCAAGACGGCGCGACGCAGTCAGCCATTCTTGACGCGCTCAACAAGCTAGTGTCTGGTGCTGAACTGGTGGACATCGTGACGCCGACAGCCGTGTATCTCAAGATGACGCTCGAGTCCTATAGCTACAAGCGGACGGCCACAGACGGCGCGTCGTTGCTTGTGGTAGAACTCCACGCCATTGAAGTGCGTGAGGTGGAGACAACGCGAGTAACCAAAACCAAGCGAGCGTCGTCTGCCAAGACGCAAAAGACTGGGCAGACGCAGACAAAGAAGTCGAGCAACTCCGCGTTCTTTGACGCCAATGGCGGGAAGAAGCTCAATCTTGGAGGGCTGGTCTAATGCAAGAAATTCCGATTCGAGCTCTGCCGCGTCAGGAATTCAACGTTCTGCTGGACGACCAGCAGTGCACAATCCTCCTTTACCAACGCGGCCTGTATATGTATATGGACCTCACCGTTAATGGCGAGTTGGTCACTGCCGGCGCAATCTGCCTTGACGGCGCTAACCTTGTCCAGTATCCCACTACCAAGTTCAAGGGATCGCTCCATTTCGCCGATAGCCTTGGTACTGACCCGCCGCAGTATGCAGAGTTGAACACGCGTTTCTTCCTGTTGTATTTGTCTGAGGACGAAGAAAAACCCGAGTGGATGAAGTACTGATATGGCAGTTAGTTACACCAAGAAAGCCTTGCAAATCGATATCGAGCTCAATAATGGCCTTACAAAGTCATTTACGGGCTTGGCTTGCAAGGTGAGCGTGCAGAAATTAGGGCTGCCAGACAAGAATAAGGCGTCAATTTCCATCATGGGCCTGTCCTATGATGACATGGCGGCGGCTACAACCATCGCCCAACAGCCGTTCATGTTCGCTCGCAACCATATCGCCATATGGGCGGGCGAGCAAGGGCAGTCATTGACGCGCATCTTTTCTGGCAATATTTCCAGCGCGTGGGCTGATTTCAACACAGCCCCTGACCCAACCATGAAAATTGAGGCTATGACTGGTGGTTTTGCCAGCCTCATGTCCCAAGCTCCAATGGCCACGAGCGGCGAAACCAAGGCTGCGGATGTGGTGCAGCAGATGGCGGCGACGTCAGGATTCTCATTCAAGAATCAGGGCGTTGATTCCGCGTTGTCGAATACGGTCCTAAGTGGTTCGCCGATTGAGAAGGCGAAGGCCGCGGCGGACCAAGTCGGCGCTGACCTCATCATTGACGACGAAGAAATGATACTCCTGCCGAAGGGGGAAACTCGCCAAACAGCAGGCGGAACGATCCTCGTCTCGCCAACCACTGGTATGATAGGTTACCCAACGTTCGGCAACATGACCCTGAGTTTTAAGTGTTTCTTCAACCCCAACATCCAACGCGGCGGCCTTGTGCAGGTAGAGTCTATCGTGCCGAAGGCTTCTGGTGAGTGGCGGGTTTCCAAAGTGACGCATAACCTCACGGCGTACGACCCAAAAGGCGGCCCGTGGGAAACTGTAGTGGAAGGGACATATGGCTGGAGATTCCTCGGCGGTATACAGTAACCAAGATCTTGATACTAACTCTTCGCCCTATAACCAGCTCAAATTCATCATAGAGAACACGGTCAAGGGAATGCTGAACACGGCCATCCCGGTTATCGTGGACTCGTGCACGGCTCCGGGACCGACTGGCGGAGCGGGCTATGTGTCATGCACGCCGCTGGTGATGCAGCGAGGGTCAGACGGCAATGCTCTGCCGCAAGTATCTCTCCCCAAGTTGCCGTTTTACCGCGCGCAATGTGGTACGGCTGCAATCGTCATGGACCCCAAACCGGGCGATATAGGCTTGGCGATTTTCGCCCAGCAGGATTCGTCTAAGGTTCAAGAGGGCACTTCGCAACCTTCAACACAGGGTTCCTACCGGACGTTCTCTATGTCTGACGGCTTTTATCTGGGCGGGTTCGTTAACGCAGCTCCTGAGACCTTCATCCACCTGAACGATGAAAAGCGCGAAATCACCATAACAGGGCCTGATAAAGTCGTTGTCAACACTAAAATGGTTGAAGTGAATGCGAGCGACAAAATTGCGCTTAATACGCCTTTGGTCGAGTTGTCTGGCCGTCTGGTCCAGACTGGTGCCGATGCTGGTTCTGGTTCGGGTGCCGAGTTCAAGAACGGCTTGACCAACACCGGCGGCTCCATCACGTCTAACGGCATCGTCCTTGAGTCGCATGTCCACACGGGCGTTGAGTCTGGCAGTAGCACAACTGGGGGTCCCCAATGAGCCACACGAATTATTCTTTCATGTTGAATGACCAGTGGGACATCAGTTGTAACGGCGCCGGTCAAATCAACATCGCTACTGGTGATTACTGTGTCGCCCAAAATGTCGCCAACGAAATCAGGTGTTTCGAGGGCGATTTGGTGTTTGACACAGAACATGGCATTCCATGGTTCGACGTCCAGCTTGCCAAGCCAATCATCGCCATACTCGCATCAACTTATATGCGCGACGCGGCTTCTCAAGTGGACGGCGTGGAGCAGGTTACGGCTGTTGATGTGAACACTGCGAACTTCGACCATACCACCAAACAGCTGTCTGGTTCCATCGAATTTACGACCACCACCCAAACTCCGATTATCGTCGAACTCTAGGCGGGCATATGTCTCAAACTCATATTTCCTTTGATGACGAGCTCGGCTTGCAAGTTCCTGCAACTGAGGACATTCGCACCGCCGTTGCAGATGACTGGCAGAAAGCGTTCAATCGAGGTGAGGGCTCGCCTCTTCTCGACGTCGAGCCTACTTCGCCAGCAGGCCAGCTTATTGACGCGCTGACGGCAGAAATCGAGGCGAAAAATTCCGAGCTCCTCTACTTGGCGAATCAGCTGAACCCCAAGACGGCAGTTGACCGCTTCCAAGACGCGCTTGGATATATCTACTTTCTCACGAGAAAAATTGCTGAAGCAACCGTGGTAACGTGCGAGGTTACAGGCCTCAACGGTACGACCATCCCATACGGCGCCATCGTACAGAGTACGGAAGGTTACAACTTGACGTGTTTGTCGAGCGTCACCATCGGTTCTAGCGGCGCGGCAACCGCATATTTTCAGGTGTCCGAACCCGGACCGATTGAAATTGCGGCGCACTCAGTTACCAAAATTGTGACGGTTATCCCCGGTTGGTCATCGGTAGACAACGACGAACCCGGGGCAACAGGGCGCCTAAAAGAAACGCGCGCCGAATTTGAAGCCCGCCGATACGCTTCCGTGGCTAAGAACGCCCATGGAAGCGCTATTTCTATTTATGGGACAATTGCCGATATCAATGGGGTCATTGACTGCCAAGTGCTGGAGAATACAGGCCCCAACCCCAAAGAAATGTATGGCGTGAATGTGGACGGCCACAGCGTCGCCGTATGTGTGTATGGCGGCGAAGACGACGACATTGCTGAAGCGATTTACACCAAAAAAGACGCCGGTTGTGGAACGTCTGGCAATACGACCATCCAGCACGTGGCGTATGACTTCGCCAACGCCCTGTACGAGTACAAAATCTATCGGCCTGAGACCATAAGTTTTAATGTACAGGTTGCAATCCCGAACGCGAGTGCGCTCAATAACAGCGTCAAGAACGCCATCAAGAGTGCTGTGATAACTGATTTCCTCGGCAAGTCTGAAATCAGTGGTAATTCGCGAGTCGGTCTTGCATCGACAGTTTACGCCAGCCGCTTCTATATCGCAGTTATGTCTACTGATGGCGTTTCACAAATCAGCAATATCAAGATCGCGCTCGGGAACACCAACTACGCGGACTCGGTCGTTATCAATGCTGACCAAGAGCCGGTTATAACCGAAGATAACGTCACCATCGTGGAGGCTTAAATGGGCGCTCCTACGTGGAAAAACATGGACGAGGTAGCCGATTTTCGTGAGTTATACGACGTCGGCTCTCTTGCTTCCATCGCTATTCAAAGTCAGTACGCGGCCAGTCCTACCATGGTAAAACTGGCGGGTTCCTTTCAGGATACCATGGACGCCTCCAGCGACCTCGACACCATTTACAATTGCCTGTTCTGGTTGCCGACGTGCACAGGCGTGGCTCTTGACTATTGGGGCGACATCGTCGCTATCAAGCGCCAGCTGAACACGTCCAGCGGCCAAATTGTATGGGATGACGAGACATACCGTTTTCTCATCCTCTACAAGGCAGTGGCGAATATCTCCGCAAGTGACGCAGCTTCAATCAATGATTTGCTTACTCGCTTGTTCGGCGAAGGTGTGTTTATTTACGACAAGCAGAACATGACGATTCGCATCATCACGCTGTTCTATGCGGATGACCAGCAGAAGGCGATTTTAACCAACTATGGCCTGTTGGCGCGTGGAGGCGGTGTAGGCTGGGAATGGCTGCAAGTACGACCTGAGGAAACTTTTGGCTTTGCCCATTCAGAGCTTCAGCCGTTCAACCAAGGCGTGTTCTTGCCGTACGACATTATCGAAGAATAAGGAGCAAAGTTTCTATGAAACCAGTCTATCCTACGCAATGGCTGCCGTCGCCGTACGCCATTGATGGCGACAAGACGGTGCCTGTTGCCACCAATGCTTCACAAGGACGGTTTTCTGCGGATATTGGATTCCCGCCAGAAACCCAGAAGCCGATAGCGCAAGGCGGTATTCCTCCTCACCGTTGGGATTTCAACGGCGCCTTGTATCAACTGTCTGCCATCTTGTTTTACTTCCAGTCTGGCGGCATGATTACATGGTCGAAAGACATGCAATATATCCCACCGGCTATCGTGAATTATAATGGCGTTTACTACGCTTGTATTAAAGAAAGTGGGACCGAGACCGACGCCAAGAAAGCCGTACAACCTGGCACTGATGCTTCCTATTGGAAAAACTTGTTCGATTTCCTCGGTGGTCAATCCGAGGCCGGCGGGTTCGTTAAGGCGAACAATACTGTAACCCTAACTGGTAATGCTACTGGTAGCGGCAAATTTAATTCTGCTGGTGACGTTACCATTTCTACCGTCGTTAACGAGGCCGCTCAGGCACCTAAATGGAAAATTGCCCGTACTGTGACCTTGACTGGTGACGTATCTGGTGCTTTCTCCATAGACGGTACGCAGAACGTATCCTTCAACACTGTATGTTCTGTAGCCGACAAACTTCGCTATCCACGCTCTATCACTCTGTCGGGTGCTATTAATGGAACGGCCCCATTTGACGGCAGTGGTAATGTGGTTATTCCCACTACGCTAGACTCTTCAGCGGGCGGTTCCATGGTGCCAAACTGGCCGGCTATTGCGGGCCGGGCGCGCGATGTTACCCATACGGCGGAGAAAAATGGCTATTTTTTAACATACTTTGGCAATTCAGGTGCCGGTTACGTGTATATTAATGGCTGGCAATCTCCGTGGCTGCGCAACGGCGGTTCTGAGTATACAATTACGTTCTGGCCGTTATGTAAAGGCGATACTTATAATGCGTCTGGCGGAGGCTTTAAAAATTTATACTGGATTCCATGCAAATAAACGGAGCGACTTATGGCCTATGATTTCAAATATATCCGCACGGGCACAGGCGAATTGTCCGGCCCGTCCATGATTTGGCAGACTGAGCAAGCTTTGACACAAATTGGTACGTACGCCGATGAAGCAAATACCCAGGCTGATGAAGCTCTGGAAACGGCCAATACTGCGCTTAATAAAGCCAATAATGCAGCCGAAGCAGCTGAGCGAGCCCAAAATACGGCCGATACAGCTCAAGCTGCCGCTAGCCATGCTCAGGAGACCGCCGACGCTGCTCAGGTTGCGGCGGACAACGCCCAAGATACCGCTGATGAAGCTCTTGAGACCGCCCAGAAGGGCGTAGCTGACGCAGCCAAAGCTCAGGCTGCTGCAGACAAAGCTCAGGCCACAGCTGATGCAGCTCAGGACGCGGCCGATGCTGCTCAGCTGACGGCGGATAACGCCCAGAATGCGGCTGATAAAGCTCAGGACGCGGCTGATGCTGCCCAGCAGACTGCCAACGATGCGCTCAATGCCGCCAGCAACTCGCAAGGCTCGGCTAACGTCGCACAAGATACGGCTGACAATGCTCTGCTTGTAGCGCAGTCCACTCAGCAGGCATTCTATGAGCACGTTCGCGAGTATACTCCTCAGATTGCCAAGGCGCTGGGAGAATTCGAGGCGGACAACACTACGGTGAATTTCGACAATTTCACCGATTCCGTCAAGCTGTACATCACTAGCCCTGATGCGTCCATTACAGGGCCTAACGACAAGGTTAACTCACCGTTCTACCTGTGGAACTTCACTACGGACGACCGTTCGTCTACTGCCCAGTTTGTATACGCAGCGAACGGCCTTACGTACAGCCGATATGGTACCATAGAGCAGAACGACCTCGTCCCCGGCACCGATACTTACACGCTCGAGAACAACAGCAAAAACGCCATCCTCACGTGTAATGGCGTCGCCAGTGGTATGACTATCACCAAGAGCGGTTCGCTGACCAACACGTGGACCGCGTCCGATACTCATAATTCGTATATCACTGGTACGTGGAACATCAAAGGTATCACCAACGGAACAATCGATCTCAACGGCGTTACAATCGCCAACTTGTCCGATACGGGATTCTATCCTACTGGACAACAACAACTACAGGAAGACAACACCAGCTTCGTAATCGAAGACATGACCTATAGCGCTGACGACGGCCTGACCATCAAGGTGACAGTCCAGTGGCTGAATATCGATAGTCAAATTAGCTGGGACAGCTGGAAGGTGGACACGCCTGCGGTGGACACGCCTGCAGTTGACAACGTGACTATCAAGTATAATTCGTCTAACGAGCTGCAGGCGAAGGACGTGGCGATTGGGGGGAATGCGAGCGATCTGGCGAGTGCGCGGGGACAGATTGGAGATGCTAAAGAGATGCCAAATCTGGACTTTAATACGCTTACAACTCCGGGAAACTATAGAATAACGGGGTATCCCACTAACGGTCCTTCTTTGCCTCTCAATATCTCCGGAGCTTCCATCGGTTCTCTTATTGTAGCTGGTATTCCGGGACAGAATGGGCGCATCTTTCAGATCATGATATCCGGTAGCGCGGTTACGTGGAGGACTATTCAAGATTCGACAGGAACGACATGGAGCGCTTGGCAACAGTTGCTTTCAGGAAACAAAGTTGGTGACGGCATTCGCGTCACCAACGGCATCATCTCCGTACCTGAGTATGAGGGCGCGACGGTATCGGCAGCCGGGACAAGCGGCCTTGTTCCGCCCGCAGCCGCCGGGCAGCAGGAAAGCTTTTTGACCGGAGGCGGGGAGTATAAGCCCGCGCTCACGAAGATTTCGGACAGCGTGAGTCTGGCGGATTCGACGACGGCGGCGTCCGCGAAGGCCGTGAAAGCGGCCTATGATTTGGCGAACGGCAAGCAGGCAGCCCTTGGGTTTACGCCCGTACAACAAGGGGGCGGAGCCAACCAGTACGCGAGTAAGATTTACCTCGGATGGGATGGCGGGGCCGTCAGAGTGCAGGTTGACGGCTCGGACATGGGGCAGCTCGTCACCACCCTAGCAGGACAACAGAAGGCCCCCAACGCCGCATGGGCTGACGGGGCGCAGTTCGCACTCAGACTGCGCCGGGAAGGGAACGTCGATACCATCTGGAATTGGGCGGGGCAGGGAGGCCAACCCGGCTGGCTGTGGGGAGGCAATGACAGCGTCAACATGTACGTCTACAACCCCGCCAATTTCAGCGTGAACTATGCGAACAGCGCATACATGTCCACCGCCGTCTCGGGAGTATGGTTCGGGCGCAACAATCAAACTGTCCCCAGCGGAGGGACATGGAGAGTGATTACGTCGATAAATGGAAAGATTGATTTCATGACCGTCGCTGGCGGAACTTCCATTCCGCACGACTGGTGGTATGCGGTCAGAGTCGCATAAGGGGGAAAGTATGGATTACGGACAAATCATTCACCGAACCGCTGACGACTCATACGTCATCACGAAAAACGGAATGCCCTACCACGTCTACCCCTATGCCGCCGAGTTCGCAGAAGAATGGGACGCCGTGTTCGCATACGCCGAGGCACGCCCCGAATGCGTGACCGAGTAGCAGCCGTACACGCCGCCCATACCGACGACCGAAGAACTCGCGGCTAGCGTACGCGCCGAGCGTGATAGGCGCATTACCGCAACCGATTACCTTGTCATGCTGGACTATCCAATCTCACAAGAAAACCTTGAAGAGATCAAGGCGTACCGCCAAGCCTTGCGCGATCTTCCTCAGCAACCGGGCTTTCCGTGGGGTGGACCTGACGATCCTGCGTGTCCGTGGCCTGAAAAGTTTGTTACGCAAATCGACTGGCCTGAGCTGACCGTCAACGCGAACATCAAAGCCAAGTTATCCTTCTAATGAAAAAGCCCCGCTCTCACAAGCGGGGCTTTTCTTTTACTCATTTACAGCGTGGCAAGGCACTCGTTTATGGCGCTGCACACCTCGTATTCTACGCGTAATGTGCAAGCAGCAACGAACAGTACAAGCAGGCAATAACCTAAACCAAATTTAGTGCTGTTCGTCAGCATATAGTCCACCACTATTGCTATCAGTACTGCCCCAACTGCCGCAAAACCAAGCGCCGCGCTGACAAGGCTGATAATCATAAGATAGGTAATCATTGCATTACCTCGTCATCGTCATCGTCGTCTTCGCCTATGCCGTCATCAGTGAAATCGTACTCGCTGACTACCGTGCGCGCTTCAAGCCCGCCCAAGTTACACGGCAGGCCATGAGGATACGTGAAGCCATCAGCAATGTCGCAATGTCCGTCGTCGCACAGATAAGGGCAATTGCAATCGCTGTAATAGCACCGAGTGGTATGGCGCAAATGGAGCTCATGCGCGAAATCCACATAGCAGATAACAGCGCCCATGTCTTCACGCGAGCGTAATGGGAAAATATGGCGCCTGCCATCATGCAGCAGCTTCAATTCATTCTCAGACGGCACCCAGCGTATGGTGCCTTCACGCTGAGGATGCTCGCCTTCCAAGAGCCACATGCCATTGTGCCGTACCAGCCTAACGCTGATGTATGTGTCGAGCTCGCTCAGTCCCATTAGTCGTCCTCATCATATTCAAAAGGTTCAGCAGGCTGGTCCACCAAGACTGTGAAGCGTTCCTTCATGCCATCAAACTCATACATGGCTTGGAAATAGTGGACATTCGTGTCTTCAAAGAGTCGCTTATCAGCAGGCGACGCAATCCAGCACTTCCGCAGCTTGCCAGCTTCGTCTATCACATAGATATGGTCGTTATCGCTGGTGTACTCAACGCGCACGGGAAAGAATTGCGTATACAGCGTTACCATTCGACGCCCTCCACTTCTTGGTCAAGATCGATAATCAGCACGTCGTCTTCATCGACATAGGCCATGGCGTACAGCTTGCGCACTTCATCCAACAGCAGAACGTCCTCTTCGCTCGCGGCGCGTTCGATAAGGATGCTCTTGTCTTCGTTGTACGCCAGCACAGACTCGTTGCGCGGAAATTCGCTCAGCTGAATCTTAACGATAAACCAATCAGTCGCCATTGTTTACACTCCTTCCGCCTTAAGCTGCTGGTCATTCGCGCGAACGTCATTCATAAGCTGAGCGAGGTAAATCAACTTCTGCAGACCATTGGCGTACTTCATAATCGAGCTGGCCCAATACTTTTGCGGGCGCGTTTTAGGCTGGCAATAGTAGATGGTGTTGTAATTCATACCATTAGGTATAATACTGCGAGCGCCCAACATCGCACCAACAACGGCACAATTAGTATCCGTGTCATAACCCAACTTGGTGACTTCGCCCATGATTTCTTCAAAGCTGGAACCAGTACGCAGGCCAAAAGTGAAAGCGTGCTGCAAAGCAAACAGAACCCAACCATGCCCAAGAACAGGCAATTCACCACTCACAGCTTGTATAACGCTTGGCGCAATGAATGCCCGCTTGCAGAAGTCAAGCGTCATTTCTTTAATACGAGCGGGCTCATAGCCTTGCAGAGCGTAGTACAAACCGGCAATAAACGCATGGTTGGCGTCAATGCAAGTACACGAGCGATGCGTCAGCTCGGCATCCCAAGTAGCCAAGTCTTCAATGCGTGAGGCAATGCGGCCATTACGCGTGATTTGCGCGCCATAGTTGGATAAAAAGAACAGCGCAGCAACGGGTGCAACGCGCATAAGTGCGCCGTTGCCTTGCGCCTGCTCATTAATATCGATGTAAGTGCCAGTCTGTTGGAGTGCCGCAGCAACAGTAGACCCGCAATCAACAGGCCGCGAGTAATACCAATCGCGATACGCCGTCTTCATGGTCTTCGCGAAGTCACCATGGTTGGTGACATCCGCCAAATCTTGGCCGTTCAGCACAACCTCACTCGCGATTTCATACACCTGCTGAAGCAGCAGGCTCATCATTTCAGAATCGTCAGTAAGCTGACCTGCCATCAGCTTATGCGGTCCGCCTTCAATTGGCGCGGTCAAGCCATTGGGAAAATGCTTCTGCACCGCTTCAGGCGGGTAGAACTCGCAGCCCGCGCCAATGGCGTCACCTGCGAGTAAGCCAAAAATCATGTTTTCAATTCGAGCCATATTGAGCCTCCTGCTGTAACATTTTGGCGACCAACCCATATACGTAGGTTGCCTGCTCTTTGGTGGTGATATGGACGGTTCGCTTATCTTCAGCGCAAACAATAACAGGCTCGAATGCTTCAGATGTCAATGACGCCTTATGGCATACGATGACAGTTCCAGCCTGCACGTACTTGACGAGCGAACCTTCCAATTTCACCTTGTCACCAAAAGAAGTATACGCCATCAGCGAACCTTTGTAAACGCTTGTATGGCTGATTTTCAAAATAAAATACGTATCGAACGGGGAGCATGCTGGAAATTCGGACATTACCTCCATAAGATGGTGATGCGCAAATGAATCGCGCGAGCTGACTATGGCCCTCCCGTCGTCCACCATCAACACTGAGTCGCATGCGTACACGAGGGGCAACATCAGATATCGCCCTCATTGCCGTTCTTCTTGATGATAGAAGAAATGTCGCTCATGTCATTATCTTGATAAGTTTCAGGCAGAGCCTCGTTTCCGTAGTCATAATCAGTAACCGCAGCGCCAAGTTGCGTAGCCTTGACATCAGGGCGCTGAGGGCACTTATTGCACTGGCGATATGCTCCGCACAAGCTCTTAGCGAACGTGGCAGACAAGCGCCTGCAATAAATCAGCTGGTCAGCATTACGCTGCTTCCATTCGTCGGCGCTCTCGAACGTGGCCATTTTGTGCCGCTTCTCAGTTTCGGGGTTTTTGAGCACGACAAGCTCGCCAGCTTCATTCTTGAACACCTGCATATCTCGCTTGATACGCGTGTTGCTGGCGATACGCTCGCGCTCTTTTTGTACCGACTCAGAATCAACCCACGTGTTTTGTCCCCACAGGTTGGTAGGATAGACGCTCTGGCCTTTTTCCTTCTGCTGCTCAGCAACCTTGGCACTCTCCGCGCGCTCAGCTTTCTTCTTCTTTGCCTCCATAAGTGGCTTGTCGATGGCCATGGTTTGGAGCTTGTTGCGGAAGTGGTTCATGCTGCGCATGCGATAGTTCTTACGCAGCATAAACTTTTCTTTGCACTCATCCGAGCACCAGTCGTCAATGGGGTCGTCAGTGATAAACATTTCGCCACATACTTTGCAATACTTAATCATCAGGATTCTCCTCAATCTCTTCGTTCAACAGTCCTAAAAACAGCTGTTGCAGGTTTTCATTCGCTTGGAGCGAGGCCAAAATACGCGTATCAATGGTGCCATCAGCGACGATATGGTCTATGACGCACGTATTGGTTTGTCCCATTCGCTGAAGGCGTCCATTAAGTTGTTGGTATGTTTCCAAGCTCCACTCGAGGCCTAACCAGATAATATGGTGGCCGCCAAATTGCATATTCAGCCCATGGCTCTAAGACCGAGGGTG